TATGTGGACTTTAACGAAGGCCATTTGTATTGCCGCTGAATGTCACGCCCCAAGCGATTGACCATCGTCAAGGCTTTTGCCGTTGTGGTGTCAGTGTTGCCGATAACGTTACTTGGCGCGGCCATACCGCCCATTTCTGTAATGGCATCTTGAACGATGGTCAAAAGGGACATTTATTTTCCTATCGCTTGACGCGCCTTTTCACGATATTTATTCCACTGTCCAGCGCCAAGAGTTTCCAGAACGCTATCGTTTGCGCCCGCCAACTGCTCGACAGTCAAAATTCCTCGCAGCATTAGCTTCTTGCGGTCGCCCGTACTTGGGATCAGCGCCCAAGTGCTAAGGGATATGCCGCTTTCCGGGGCGGCAAACTCGCTTACGTCGCGCTGAAAAGCCGCGTCCGGGTGATCACTGTCGAGAGCTTCCATTTGGCGCTGCAACTCGGCGCGACGCTCCTCAATCCCCATAGGCGCAATGCTGGTTTTTGAGCGGACTGCATCTATGTAAGCTTCGTAGCTTTCCGGACCATCGTATTTGCCAATAAGTTCGGCAGGGATATCGATATTGGTGTTATCCTTACGCTCAGGAACGTTTGTCGATCCATAACGCGCCTCATATTCCTTGAAAGCTCCGGGAAAACGAGCGCGAAGCGAATGAATATTTGTTGGCTTTACCACTAGCAATGCAACATCATTGATGGTGCTATTCATTATCTTAGTGGCCATGGCAAGACGCCAAGTTAAGCATTCCCTCCCGAACTTGGAGCTTGCTGGACGGTCTACGTCACAAACGTGAACCAACTGTCCCTTGACATGACAAGACATATTGCCCCGCCCGTCATTAATGAAGCCCTCTTGATCATCGTACAGCTTGCTCAGCGTGATTGTCTGACCTACTTCTAGAGGCGTCTGAAATTCCATGCGGTTAGTCCTTTTTAGCAGTTGGGCGAAATCCCCGCCGCTCAGGCCCAACTCCGGGCGGCGGGGATCACACTAAGTGAGCGAGAAAGCGCGCCCACTGGGTAGGTTTAGAGGATTGCCCCAATCAGCGGCCAATTCAAGGAACAGCTGGCCAGACCGGCAGACGCTGCGCGCGCGGCCGTGAGCACCAGGCCCTCAATCGAGTAAGCGCCTGCCGTCCCATCGTCATCAAGTTGACCGGCCGTCGCGGTGGTGTTGATGCGCACGTTGGCGGCGCAAGAGGGGCTAACCTGAAGTTGTGCAGGCCCAGCGCGCTGTACCCAGCAAAAATGTTGCCCCACAACCGCACCCATGGTGAGGGCGAGCCACATGCCGCGAAGCGCGTTAGCGGTGGTGACGTGATAGGCGACCATAATGTTAGGATCAATGTAAACACTGTATCCCGGTCCAGAGAGCGTCCCGCCCGCCTTCACATAGTTATATTCGCAACCATCGTCGCCCATTAGCACCTGTCCGAGGTGATACTGCTGAATAGTGTCGTCAGTGATTAAACTTGTGCCGAGAAGGCCGGTAATTGCACCCATATCCGAAATCTCCGAGTTTCACATGAAACAACGCATGCGCAAGGGTTTCCCCTTGCGACTTATAGCATTCGCTTACGCGCAGATAACCGCCTGCAGTGAGCGGTTAGCGCAAGTCAGGTTGCCACCCCAATACAGGGGGATTACGATAGCATCTTGGTTGACGGAGGTCTTTTCCGGATCAGTAATAAAGTTACGATCTTTATGTGGCCGGAAGAAGAAATAATCCGTATTCAGCATGTACATGCGTGTGCCAGTTGTCTCACCAGGATCATAGAAACAATCAGCATTCATGTACTTGATGCCACCAGGGAAACCCGCCTTAGCTGTATCGCTCGACGTGAAACGTTGCTGAGCCTGCAGGGACTCCCAGTAGTACGTGAAGTAGGTCTTACCGCTTACGATAAGATCGACTTCGTCGCGCCCGCGCAATGTCTGCAGGTACATGAGATTCATGGCATGCTGGATGGTAGTGCTCGACGCAGTAACCGCATTGGTGCTGAAGTCGTAAAACTGCGACTGCCACCAAGTCTGCGCGCTGGCGTCAATGCCGCCAACAGTTCCGGAAGTTGGAAGGTCTGGCACCAGGAACTGCAAGCCGCCAATCGACAGGCCTCCATTCTCCGTGTTGCTGTAGTACAGCGACTTGGAGATGTTGTTCTTCATGGTCTTCTCAGCCACGGTAATACGTGACTTGACCAAGTTGAACTTGGCGGCGCGACCTGCGTTCTGCATCTGCTCACGCCCCGAGATAGAGACGTTGCAGTTGGCCTGCTTCCAGTCGTAAGCCGCTGAGGTGATGACGTCACTCGCAGCGATATTCAGCGCCTGATAACCGGCATACCACTGAAAAGTAGAGTTCTCAGCGTACATCAGATTTTCAAGAATGGTGTATCCGCCATCTGCCTCATCAACATTCCCCTTCTGTTGAAGACGGGCGAGCAGCGGATTGTGCTTAAGCACGTTATCTGCTAAAGTCTTACGGTAGTTTGCTAGCGTAGTGCTAGTAATTTCAGTCCAAACACTTGACGGCCCGGCCATCGTTATTCCCCATGAGTTGTCATTGCAACCCCAAGGGCCTCATCCAAACTCATCATCCCCGAATTTGTTTTACGCGCCGCCCCGCCTGCCCTAGGCTTCACTGAGAGCGCGCTTTTGGCGCGTTCGGCTTCCCATGCCTCTTTTTTGACGCTCTCTTGAGCGGCAAGCTGTTCGGCGCGGGTTGTCGGGTGCATCCACACTGCAGCGTCATAGGCGGCGCGAAGCCGCTCAGCCGGGTGTTCAATGGACGCAATCTCAGGATCACCGGTCAATATAGCGGCAATCTGCGGCTGCAGTAAATCAAAGTGTGGGCGAACTGGCGAGCCAGTGCTATCAACCTCGTGGGCAAAATTCACCACAAGATTTTCAGCCGCTTGCTGATTTCGCTGCACATTCGTAGATGCTGCGGTTTGTAGAACTCCCTTGAGTGCTGCTAGTTCACTTCGCATTTGCTCAAGCTCAGGCGAGCTTTGCGTCTGAGGAGCGTCAGGCGCATAAGGATCACTCCCTTGCTGAGCAAAACCAAGATGTTGCGGAGTTATGCCGCGCGACTTCATAACCATTTTCACGTATGCGATAGGATCGCGTGTAAACTGGTCTTGAAGCTTTAACAGCTCTTTAACAGTGTTTGCTTCATTCAAACCGTATCGTTGCATTTCCGCACGATGGTGAGGCTGAAAGCTTGACTGTATTTCCTCAACAAACTTTCTAGACTCCGCTGCGGCCATGGCCTTTTGAGTAAATCCCTTCTGCAAATTCTTGACAAGCGAGCTAATCGCTTGTTGAACTTCAGGGGGTGACTTATCAAACGCCTCTTTTTCAGCTTTCGTCCAATGCTTGGGCGCGAAGGGATTATCCTCTTGGGGTTCCGTCTTCTGCGTCGTTTCTGTAGTTTCGGTGGTTTCTTTAGTTGACGGCTTTTCCTTGTCGGGCGCTTCTGTCTGGACGGCTTGCCCACTGTCAGGGGCGCCGTCAGACTTGGGTTGCGACTCGGCGGAGTCGTGTTCATCCATAGCCGCAGCCAGAATATCGCTTAGCGAGCTAGGCGAGCCTTCCTCGCTCTCGTCTACTCTGGTTTCATCCATTGGAAATCAACTCCGGTCGTTGGGCTATCGTTTTGGCATGCTTCAACATGTCGCGTGTACTCCCCTAGCGACACATCACCGCATTGTTCCACATTATGCTGTTTGTTGTGCTCCCGCAACTGGGAACGGCTAGTAATCTGTGAGCCGTCGACGGGCGACCTAAACCCGTCGCCCCCGTAGGCCTGGTCAAGGTCGCCCATCACATAAGGCCCTTTCGTGCGCAAGGGCTTGGCGTCCGGATCAGGCTCATAACAAGTCCCGTCCGGACGCCAGCGCATCAAGTATCTACTCATACTTGCTCAGGGATGGCGGCTTGTTGTTGCTCATACTGTTGGGCCTTTGCTTGATGGTCTTGAACTTGTGAGGCTAGCTTAATCTGCGAACTTGCCGCAGAAGCTTGAACCTCTTGCTGCTTAATCTGCAGTTCCATCTGTTTTAGCTGCAGTTCAATCTGTTTGATTTGAATATCAATAGCGCCAGCCGCTTGCTTTGCCTGCAAGTCCGCCTGAGCCTTCTGCTGATTGGTGATAATGTCCGCCTGTGCCTTCTTCGTCTGCACTTGCACCAACTGTGCCTGAGCGGCGGCAACCGGATCAGTGGGCGCGCTGGCAGGGTCCTGAGGTGGGGAGGAGGCAAGCTTGTCGAAAACGTCATTGATGGCGTCATCAAACGCCTGACCGACTTTGAAGGCGTTGGCGGTGAAGGTGACAAGCTCTTTCGCCAAGGGCAAAAGCTCGGGCTTCTGAGCCACTGCAGGACCGATGCTCTGCAGGGTGGTGAACATGGCCGTCATGAACTCCAAGGCGCTTTCTTTGGTTTCTTCGTCATCGTCCATAGCCGTGTCGTCCGTCTCAACATCCACCATAAACAAACGCCGGGCGTTCGAACGGATCACCTCGGAGATATCCTCCCAAGGCGTGGCGGCAATGGTCGCCTGCAGATCCTCAAGACTCTGGGGATCGACAGGCAAAGGCTTGGGCGGCGGGGGAGCTTGCCCGCCTGCCTGAGCAATTTGCGCCAGTTGGGTCTGTTGGGCCATATGTTGCTGTTCGATGGCCTGAAGTTGGGTGAGCAGGCGTTGGGCCTCTTGCTGCTCCTGCTTAGTGGGGAGGTCGATTCCCGTCATTTCGGCCAACTGTTTGCGGTTGTAGTGTTCCGCGACAATTTCAGCCTTGATGCGATAAGCGTTGCGAACAAAGCGCTGGACGATGCGCGAGCGTCGATTTCCCCGCATGCTCCCAAACCGCGCCTTGAAGCGCTCAGCGGTCGCAGTGGTGTCAGGCGTGCTGTCTCCCCGCATCAAGTCGCTGATCCCCGCAAGCTCCCAGATACGCTGGACGGTGGTTTCAATCTTGGCCTCAACCGCCTGCAGCGCTGGCACGATGGCTGTGATATCGCGCGTCATGAACGCGCCCGCCAGTCCGCCCGACTGTTGCAAGGCGGCAAAGTTTTTGAAGGGGATGAACTCGCCATCCTCAAGGTTGCCCACATCCTTCATGCTGTCATCGCCCGTGGCGCCATAGAGGCCGCAATATTTGAGGCTTTCCATAAGTCGCCATGAACGGGTGGTGAGCCGGTCAAGCTCCTCAGCCTGATCACGATACTGAAAGTAGAGCGGTACGGGGCGAAGGTTGCTACTCGTCTTACACATGTAAAGTGGTGGAGGGCATGGGAAGAAACCTTCCACATGATAAGGATCATCATCCGACTGCAGGATTGTGGGGAAATCCTCAGCCACATAAATGCGGCTCATTGTTTCCTTATCCCAAATCTCCCACACAAGGGAGCGTTCTAATGACTCTTTGCTTGGTCCAGCGTTACTTTCTTTTACGTTTTCTTCCGAGTTATCCAGCTCATAATTCAGCGGAATTTCTTCAGAATATGTTGGAAACTTATCTTCCAAGTCATCGCGCGAAAATAGATGCCCGCGAGCAACCCAAGGAACCTCACGCCAGCGTTTCGCGGGTCCATGTCTAAAGAACTCCCAAGTGACTTGACAAATTGAGGCCTGCAACCATTGATCCTTTCCCGTAGGACCTTCAACTTCTTCAAGATCAATCCAGACTTGACCTCGTCCCGGCAACACTGCGTCTTCAATGGCGTCTTCAAACTCGCAACTGGCGTCTTCGCTATGACCTTCTGTGATCATAGTCTTTTCCAATATCTCCGCGCTTAGCCGTGCAATCTTGGTTTTGCGGCCTGGTCTGGGGAAGTTGCGCCGAACGTCAGGCGTCCCTAGGTCTATGCACAAATGGGCAAGCATTACATCCGTATTGGAATACAAGATATTCATTTTCTTGTCGTTGGGCTTATTACTAAATAGCTCCAATGCCCGTTCCTGTCGATAGCGCGCAAGAATATCGCGCGCGGCTTTGCGCCATTTTTCCTCACGTGTGCTTGCGGCTTTTAATTCGACGTGCCATTTTGCCGCAGACTCGCCTTTCTTCAGTGGCTTGTCGTCCACATCAGGCTTTTCGTTTACTTCTTGGTCATTGTCTGCGGCTTCTGCCATTATTGAACAACCTTCTGAATAGTAGGCGTGAAATTGTGTAGGGAGGTTACAAACGCGTCTTTGGCGATTTCATTTCAAGCGGAGAGTGCGTCTGCCACGCTTCTTCAATCAATGCCTCGTCATCGACGGTGAGCGAGCTCTCATTAGGTTCAATAACACAAGATATTTCTCTCAAAAGTTCCACGAGTTCAGTCGCTAATTGGGGATAGTCGCGCATATATTGCTCAAGGGTAAACCTGTCATGAACCGGTTCAACTGCATATGCATCAAGCACTTCTTCGCGGGCAGGTTTGGAGGCACCGGTGCTCATGTCACTGTTGGTCGTTGTCATGCGTTCATTCTCCGTTGTCGGGCTTTATGCATATCGTCATAAGTAAGCGGCTTGACCGCTTCTTTAAACACGTCCACGTCAGTCTTTGGTTTTGTGCGTGACCAGGGGCGCGACATTACCGCATAACGTATTTCATCAGCCGCGTGATCTTCTCCGTCTGTGTCTAAATCCTCAGCATTTGTTTTATCATGCTGCAGCATGGGAATGGTTCTTATCGCCTCAGTACACGTCGAAAACAGGTAAATCATGGACCTGCCGTCATCATCGCCCACAAGGCGCTGGCGCAACATATCCCAACCGCCATTTTTGCCCGTGCGCTTGTTGTCCGCCCGCCTAAACATTACGCCCTCGTCAAAAAGGCGTTCGGCAATGCTTGGGCCGCCATCCTGATTGAATGCTGCAGGATCGATGACGCTGGCGCCCGGATCAAGCGCATCACCCTTCTCTTTGAGACGCAACTGCTTGCCCACTGCGTTGGCCGTCATTTTGAGCCCTACGTTTGGGGCGCTAGCGCCATACCACTCGCGATAGGCGATCATAGCGCCCCTCGGGATAATCTGACCGTCTGGATGTTGCCACTCCTCACCGGCAACCGCCCACCAGTGGACGCTGAAAGGCCGCGCTGACCCCCAATCCATCGATCGAAAGCGCGTCCACCATGCCGGAAGTTGGCAGGGTCTGAGCACGTGCCGTCGGGTAGAGAATTCACTGAAGTAAGCGCCTTCGATTGCACTCCAATCTCCAAGCAACCACGCGCGGACGAGAGCTTCACTGCCTGATTGTTGTAGATTTGCGACATATTCACTACCTAGGTGCGGATTGTCTTGAAGTGAGGACGGTATAAATATACGAGATTTGCGGACTTTCGCCCCTGTAAAGGGGTTTTCGAAGACTTCCCATTTGACTTGCATGCCAAGTGGGGCAGGATCGATATAACGTTGCTTGATCCACGCAGCTCCCGGACCTCCGGGATTTCCCGTGGCATGAAATTGGCAAGGTACTTTAGCGCCACTTCTAAGCGTCGCTTTGAGTTTTCGTATCGGTACATCCGATGGCCAATGTCCGAGTTCTTCAAAATACACATCTGTATAGTTATGTCCCTGATAGTTATCGGCATCATCATCGTTATCCAAATACGCAAACTTAAGACGCGCGCCGTTCGGAAACAACCATTCTTTATCTGATTTATGATATCTCGCACCAAGAGGTCCGTATATTTTCTTTGAACGCTGAATTACTTCCTTCAAGTCCACGAATGTTCTGCGAAAAAAGATACCGATAACATCAGAAGCAAATTCTTGCGCCTTTATGGCATGCTTGCCAAGCATGCCGTCAGTCTTGCCGCCACCTCTAGACCCTCCAAAGAATATTTCATCGGCAGGACATGACATTAACCAGGATTGAGGGCCTGAGTTAGGAGTCCATACGACGGTGCGTTTTTGCCCATTGTTCAACGTCTCCGCCTGAGTCATCGTTGGGCACCACAATTACATATTTAGAGTTAGGGTCCTGAGCGGCCTCAGAAGTAAGACCAAAAGTTTTGAATTTGCTCAAGAGCGTAAGCCCTTGAAGCGCATAAGTCGGATAGAAGACTTTCTGACCGGTGAGGGGATGAACTTCCTCACCCATGCATATCTGCACCAACTTTACGACACGCTCAGTGATCCAGTGAGCATCTACACTTTTCTTCTCAAGAGTGAAACCCGCCCCATACTCGATACGGCAAGAGATTTTCGGATTGTTGAGTAGCCTCTTGCCCTCTTTTAGAGCATAGCGACGATTTGTAGTGCCATAGGCTTCCATGTATGCCCGAGCTGGATCAGCCCAAGCACAATACAACTCCCAAAATCTTTGCTGCTTATCGGATAGGGGCGGTAAAATCATTCTTCGTCCTTTCCCGTTTCACGTGAAACAGGCGATGCATTCTTGGCGACTTCCTTGGCGACTTCGATCCTGCCAAGGAAGTGTGAGACTGCGACAACCGCGCCAAGCCCCTGCTGTTTAACGGCTGCGTCAAGGATTTGCATTAGTGCATTCAGTTCTTCAGGTGTGAGAACCAAGTCGATGTTGCTCATGTTGGGCCTTATGAAGTTGGAGGTGTGACGCTCATGTAATGAATGTTGACGCGAACTTGGCCTGTTGCAGTCGCAGGGGTGGCGCTTGGGGTGATCAGAACACCGAGGGCGCTTGCGTTGTAATATGCGCCCGCCTTAGTCCCTTTATCCGTTGTGCCAGCCGCGACAGCTACCGCCGCAGTGTTATAACGCGCCGCTGATCCACTGTCACCCACGGTGAATGTTGTGGCTGTCGGGATCACCGTGACCACGCGCACCGACACGCTAAGAATGATGGCGTTGGCGGGCAACTGAATTGCTGTAGTCGTAGTTGCCGCCGCCGCAATCGTGGTGAGTTCGGTTAGCGACTGGATCTGAAAGGCTTGCCCATTTGCAGCGGGGGCTGAGAGCAAGTTGGCGTTGAAAAGACTTGGCACGTTCGCGCTACTGATGGTGATGGCGTCCACCGTCCAGTTGTTAGCGCCAAATCGCACCGCGTGTGCGTCCATGGTGCCAATCGCCAAGTCACCCGAAATAGAACATAGGTAGGTGCTGTTCGCTACGTTAAGGACGCCTGCAGCCGAAAACCCGCTAGAGTTTATTCCAAACGCCCCGTAGTATGCAAGGTCAGTTCCTAAGTTGTTGGAAACAATAACATTGGCGCTTGCGGTCGCAGTGGCGTTACTGTTGCTGACAACAATCTGAGTGTAGCTATCAACGCCAAGATTATAGGAGGCAAAGTTACCAGTAGCGCTGTAGGGAAGCGTTCCATAACTGTAAGCGCCTATCGCCAGTGCGCCCGTGATAGTTTTGTTGGCGATTGTCGAATTCAGCGTGATTGCGCCGGTGCTATCGGACTGCAGGCGAATGACGCCATCACCGTCGGCGAGGATGACGTTATTGCTCAAGGCGGCGGCAAGGCCAATGGCAGGCCCAAAGACGCTATTGGCGCGGCCTGTCGTAATGCCCCGCCCCGCCTGGTAACCAACAAAGGTGTTGAGGTCGCCCGTGGTCACGTCACGTCCAG